TCACCCATAGGTGTAAAATCAAATCCAGACACCTCTGTCAGTGATGTGATCCAAGAACGATATTTTCTCTTTGACTCATCTATGTATAAAACATAGTTTGGTCCCCTGTAAACAACACGTCCAATGATACCATTATCATCGTGTTGAACAAAAGATCCAACCTTCATAATATTTTCCCTGAAGAAATTATCTCTGTACTCTTCAGGATCTAATTTTGGTGCAATCTCCCACAGTTGAGCATTGACACCCAGATCAAAATCTTCTGTAACTTCAGTTGACATCCCCATACCAGAACGAACTTTCATCATCAGTTCTTCTGCTTCTTCATCCTTCAGTGCTTTGGGAATTCCAGATCGGAATTGTTTGAAGTCACCATCTGCTGCTGCAGCACGTAGTTTGGATGCAGACATACCCTCAACACCCTCAGCATCAGGGTCACGGGTGCCAGCAGAAGCTACATTAATCTGCTCAAAATTGTACAAGTTACCATTATATTTTTCCAGTAGACCTTGGAATTCTTGAACACGATCATCACCAACAACCAGTGTCACTTGTGTGTAACCATCCTTTTCAAGACCAGTCATCACATCAAAAATATTCTTGGAACTGCTGCTGTTGATAATTTGATCAGCATGTGATGGATATGCTTTCTTCATCACTCGGATTTTATATCCAGGTTCCAGAGGATTCTTCTTACCATCCATTGTACGAGATGGATAGATTCTATACTCTTGAATACCAGGAACCCTGGCAACTGCATTCACAAGTTTTTCGTGACCGACTGTTGGGGGATTGAACCGACCAAAGGTGATTGCAATATGCCCACCATCTGCAGTTTCCTCCTCTTCAGGTGCTGCCTGTTGCTGGGGGTCTGCCTGCTGAGTTGCCTGAGCAGCCTGCTCTGGGGTGACCTTTTCCAACTTGGCACCACCATTTACAGACCGAGCAACGATGTTACCCTGCCTATCAGCATAGTAACCTTTGCCCATATGCGTGAGACCCATTTTTGATGCTGCTTCTCCAGCAGCAGTACGGGCTTCAGTCAGAAAATCCGAAAACTTTTTCATTTACTCCAATTCTTTTCTACTGAGAAATTTGCGTAACTAAATTCAAGACGGTTCACAAGTTTGACGGCATAACCGTCTTGAATAGCAACGAAACCTTCGGGGGGAGTAGATGCATATTCATGCGTCCCCCGTTTGATGTAAGTGTTGAAGGTCTTCACAGATCCAAGAGATTTAACCGTCAGATTTTTTGCTTCTTGGATGCCTTTGTAGGCAGCAATCAGCAGATAAATCGACGAGGAGTTCCTTGCAATGTAGCTCAGACCTTCGTTCTTCATCTGATTATATTTATCCTTTGACGCAGTTGACTTTACTGAGTCAATTTTTTTGTTGAAGAACGATGCATATGCCCACATCATTTCATGAATTGCACGAGAACATTCAGGCAATTCTTCATTGCTACGAACGTAATTATTGAAGAATGGTTTGCAAACCTCATGCAGTTTATGCTTGTTAGCAGCAATCTCATTCAGAACTTGCTTACAATCAGTCAATCTGACTTGTGCAAGAGATGTGAGTTGATTAAATTTCTTAAGATCACTATCAGACAAATAGCAGAAATCATAGGGATCATCATGATACGCATGATGAACAAACACGTCGTCACACTCCACCAGTTCCGCAATGTCCACACCAAACTTGCTGTGCATGTCAGCAAGACATGTTCCTTCATACTGAGTATGAAAGATGATTCCAACACTTGCTTTGGCAATCTTCTTGCCAAGATCTGTCCCACTTCCAATGGTATAAGTGAGAGTATTAGGAGTGAAACGCCAGTAGTTTGCTCCACCCTCAGATATAAATTCTTTGTCGTCAGTAAAGAGAAGGTCACCTTGAAGAACTCCCTTGATCTTTAGTTTGGATAGGTGATCAAAACATGCATGAAGTTTATCTGCCAGTTGACCACTGTAATAGAAATCAATATCCTTGTGGGAATAGCAAACCTTAGGTGCTTTAGTGTTGAACACTGACTTAGTGCCAACAAAGAACATACCGTTATCAGGGTTTGTCCCACAGACAACTGCTGGTGCACCATCATACTTGACCGTCAGGGTCATGCTAGTACCATTCCCCGTCAGTTTCTGACGCAGACTACGAAGAATATTGAAGACTCTACGTGAACCAAGGTAACCCTCGTTCAGGATCTCGTCTTCAAGGTGCTCAAGGTGTTTGTTTTTCATACCTGTATTCTACACCAAAAACGACTGCTGTGCAAAGAGAGTGGACAGTTTCTTAACTGTCTGCTTTCCTAATGACAGAGATTACTTTTTGGTCTGGATACAGTCTTTGAATGTAATCATGGGCATCTTCATAATCAATAGCATCAGGTACAGCATGATAATTTACACAATATTCTTCACTGTCCCACGTTTGTACTTCAAACCGCATCAATCTCTCTGTCTCCAATCATCGGGTTTGTCTTGCTTGAACCAGTCTACGATTTCATCTGCACTCTGGAATTTACTTCTATAGTTTGATGGATCAGGATCTCCCAGTCCCATCTTGTTCATAAAATCGTCCATACTACCTTCAACCATATCTGGGTTAGCAGCTTTACGTCTTGCCTTATTCAACCACTCACGAGCAGTTGTATGAGTCTTGGCAAGTTTCTCTGCCCAGATCATATCTTCAAGTTTTACATCTTCACCATTAACAATGCACTTGCAGATGAATTCCAATCTAAGGCGATAATTTGTTGAAAGCATTATAGTTCTCCAATAAAATTGGGTAAGCATTATGAGTCAGAGAGATAATGTTCTAATTGATTGATGCGATTGAATTCTTGATATGCCGACTCAGATCTGACATTAAGAATACTACGAATATCATCCATGATAAAAGTAGGATCTACACCATCATCTAGATACTTGTAAATGGCTTCTTTTAGATATCTATGTCTATGCCATTCTTGAGAGTAAGGTTTATACATGATTAGTATTAAGTCACTTTCACATTATACACTATTTAACCCCTTTGTCAATCACTGCAATTTGTAGTAGGGTGCCGAAACAACAGACTGTGAAGAGGCATACAAGATGATATCTTCACACACTTGATCTCTTTTGTCCTTGTCAGTGATACCCATAATAATATCATGAAGTGCTGATGCTGCACCCATGGCATACATGAATCCATCCAATTCACCAGCAGCAGATTTCTCTTGCAAGAGTTGTGCATACTTGGTTTCATTGAATCCAGGAGAAGTTTTCTTAATAACTTTCTTGATATTCTCAACCATCTGTGCGTACTGAGAATTCTTTGTTTCAACGATTTGTTTTACATTTGGGATTTGTGGAACACCATGCAATTTTAAAATTAGATTGACTGATCCCATGCCAACCTTCCCTTGGTTTGCACTAGCACCCTTTACCTCACCTTGAAATCCAGTGAGTGCTTTGGGTCCATCAAATCCTCGGAACTGAATCTCAACTCCACTTTTAAATTTCATATACAAGTCAGCAGAGTTGGGTCCCTTTCTATAGAAAGAATCGAAAAATTGATCTCGTGAAGTTTTTGGATCAACATTTACCTTACTAAGTTTACCCTTTGCTTGTGTAATTTTCTTCAACGATACACCAAACATGATTGGTCCTTGACCTTCACCGACCAATCTATGCATCATGCACTGATTCAAACCCTTCAGAGTGTTCTCTTCCTCTAAACACTTATGCTTGTAATTAGTTGTGGTTACATAGATGTCAGCAGGAGACCACTTGTTAATATCGATTCTGACACCCTCAGCCTGTTTTACTCTTGAGAATTGTTTTTCAATATACTTCACTTCGGAAGAACCTCGGTGAAACTTCACCCCTCTAGTTTTCAATCCTTTGAATTCATCCCACAATTCATTTGCACCCTTAACGCAAGATGAGACCCAACTATCATCCATCTTGAAAATATTTTCTCTGGTCTCATCAACATCGAAGAGACCTTTTGCATCCTCTACACTATCTGGTGTAATGTCTGCTTGTGTAATGTGTCGTCCCAGATTGAATGCAACTGCTGCATAAACTGCTTGACCAGATTCTGTCTTCTTAGTTTCAGCAGCACCAGCACCAGATCCTCCACGTTTACCTTTGAAGATGTATCTGATTACTGAACTGCTAGTCTCTTTAATTTTGATACCAGCAAAAGAAGATCCTGGTACAGCACCAACAACAAAATCAGCATCACCAAAGGTTGGTGGATTATTGTCATTACCAGGAGCACCATCTCTCCCCTTCTTCAGTCCTGCTTTCTCTAGTGCTTCCACCATGTTTGCTCTAGCAGTCACTCTATCATCAACGACTACCAAAATCTCAGTCACTTTTGCCTTGGCACTTTTTACTGTAGTGTCCAAATCTTGGCTGACTTCATTAACGGCAATCAGAACCTCTGATAGTGTAGCCATAAAAAAGGGGGTAACTCTACCCCCTATCTATATCAGATGTCTCCTTCTACTCGATTCTCAGACTTGTCTACCGAGAACTGTGCCATCGGGTATCGTGCAAGAAGTTTGTAAGTATTGGCAATAACAACCTCATCAAGTGAAACACCGAGAGCAGTACATGCTTGCATGACATACCACATAACATCACCAAGTTCAATCATGAGATGCTTTTTATTGTCGTCATTCCAGGGTTTGCCTTGGAACACAATCTTCTTGACAATCTCAGTAAACTCACCACCTTCAGCAGCAATACCAACACCTGCAGTCAGCAGACGATGAGTTTCACAACCTTCCTTGTTGAGTTCCTGAATTCGTTCAATCAATGCTTCGGAATCAGAGGAAGCAGGACTGGTGATAGACTTCACAAACAGTTGGTACTGATCAAAATCAGCCTCAGGATGAGAAGGTTTCTTTTTTTTATCAGTCATAATTTAGTGTCGCAAATTTATCTTTGAAAGTTTTGACGGGTGCTTCCTCTTGTCCAGAGTCCAGAAGGTCCCCACCTTCTGATTGATCACAATCATACAACCTCATCTTGTTTCTGTCAATACCTAGAACAAACTTACGGTTGACTGTTGGATCGTTATATCTATTTTTGAGTTGCTTCACCATAACCTGTCCGAGTTCCTCCAACTCTTCCGTACTAATAATGGCAAGCATAAGATCAGCAGTAGCAGGGAGACCAAAGGATTCACTAGTATCAGTGAGGTCAAGATCAGTGCTACCGTAACCTGAACGAGTGGTCTGCGTAGCAGAGACAATAGGCACATTACGTTCAACGGCAAGTCCCCGAAACTCTTCTGCAATAGATTTAATGTACGTGTACGAGTTGACGATGGTGTTTTTATATCTAGATGAAGAAGATATATTAAGGTAATCCACGTAGATAATATCGGGTCGAAAACTCTTTTTGAGAGCAAGATCATCAAGAAGAGATTTAAAATGATCCACATTTGCAGATGCTGTAGGATACTCTTTGATGATCAATCGTCCCTGCGTTTTCTTTTGAAGTTGAACTACCTTCTTTTCATAGAGGGAATGTGTAAGATCACCGAGATCTCTCACACCAACGTTCAGCAGATTAGCATCAATCCTCTCTGCAATCTTCTCTTCTGCCATCTCCAGAGTAATGTACAAGACATTCTTACCATCGAGAAGATTAGCAGCAGCACAGTGACACATAGCAAGGGACTTACCCACACCAGTGCCAGCAAGAAAGATGTTGAGAGTTTTACGGGGTAGACCACCCTTAGTGATCTTATTTAGATAATCAATGTCGAAAGGAATCTTATCCTCAACACGATGATAGAATTCATACCGAAGATCAGAATCCTCAAGGTAGTCGTGACCGATAGTATTGTCAAAACAAACTGCTAGTGCTTCAGAAAGAATCTGTGGAATAGCACCACGATCACGATGCTTGTCCTGCCCATCAGCAATCTTGATAGACTCCATCAGTGCCAGATAGACAGCACGTTCCTTGCACCATTTCTCTGTAGTGTCAACCAACCACTGCAGTTCATGATCTTCTTCATCGAGAGAATCGATTGTATTCAGACACTCCTTGAAGAGTTCTTCATTTAGATCTATACGATTCTCAATCTCAACCCTCAGAATTTCCCGAGTCGGAGTCTTGTCGTAACTCTGAACAAAGTTCTTGATGCTGTCGAAGCAAGTCTTCGTTGAGATCGACTCGAAATAATCCTTCTTCAAGAAGGGTATCACCTTCCTCAAATATTCCTGATTGTTCAGGAGTTGATTTAGGATTAGGGTTTCGATTCTGTTCATTTACTCGTTTACGTTGCTCTTCAAGGTTTTCTACAAACTGGTTTGCCTGCCGAAATATTCTAGCATAAGTCCACTTCTTTGTGTTGACTCCTGCGTTTTCATAAGATTTTCTTGTCAATTCAACCACTGCCTCTGGGACAGCAGCAATGACAGTTCCTGTAGCATCTCGTATCTCTACGATATTATTTTCAACAACGTCTTGTACCGATAGACTTTCAGTTACTCCTGGTTGTAGTTGCTCCATAAGAGCCAACCCCTCCTCAATCTCCTTGAGGAGGTTGTTAGCATTCTCATTACAATCTACACATTCTTCGTCAAGAAAATCTTCGTTGAAATCAGTCATCTTTGTAGTGCAAATATGTGGTCAACAAATACTTTTGACCTGAGATGACTTGAGTTCCTGTGTGTGGATATTCCCAAGTTGGTGGGAAGATCAATAGTCTACCAGTCTTAGGTTGAATGGTTGGACCATCTTTGAATACAGTTTTGCCACCTTTGAAATCTTCATTGAGATAAAACTGTAGTGCTAGGAATCTACGAGCAGCATCATAAGTTGTAACATCAACGTGCTCAGTAAACCTATCACCAGGGTCATACCTTTTAAGAGTGAGTGCTTCCAGACTCCAAGAATCTGGAAGCAAATTCAGATCATATTTAATTTGTTTGAAGTATTTGAGGGTGTAATCTTTTACATGATCAATCAGGTGATCATGTAATTCTTTATTGACTTCAGGGAGGAAGAATCCTTTCCAAAATTGTGGACAATGATTGAATTCAAATCGATCCATCTCAAACCCATGCTCTCCACGAGCATACTCACACAACTTTGCACAAGTATTTGCTGGGAGAACATCATTAAAAATGCGAACGTGATCACGAACCATAACGATACTCCATTGCTGCTGCTTCATCAAGTGCCTGCATTACTTCGGGCGTGAAATACTTCTCAGGATCGGCAAGAATAACAGAAGGAAAAACGGAAGATTCACCAACAACAACCCGATTCCCCTTCCGTTCAAAGACTCCGTGCTTCTCACCCAGTTCCAGTAGTCCATAATACTTATCCAGTCCCCGTTCGTCATAGTACAGACGAATCTCAGCATCAGAGTTCTCCTTTGTTAGACGTGATTTATGAGTCTTTGCTTTGATAACATTTCCAACGACTTCTGTTCCTTGCTTTTCCTTCTTTTTAGATAGGTAAATGATGGTACTAGCAGCATATTTAAGACCAGAACCACCACCCATTTCCTTTGTAGGGACATAAGCACCGACCACATCATAGGTGTGATTGGTAACGAGCATAGGTACATTGGCTTTCCCCAGTTTGAGTGTTAGGATTCGGAAAATTGACTTCACAACCTGAGCACGAGTCATGTCACGAGTCTCTTTGCCTGCAGTAGCATCCTCGATTTCTTTCGTGGTGCTGAGCATACCTAGAGAGTCTAATACAAACATCAATGGTTGACGTTTTTCTTCAGGTTGTTCTAAGTATTTGTCGATGATACGAATAGATTGCTCACGAAATTCCTGTACTGTGACGACAGGAACGATCATCATCCTGCTACTATCTATTCCACGAGACTCGATCATCTGCTTTGTGATTGCAGATTCGGATTCAAAATAGATTACACCAGCATCAGGATTCTCCAGAAAACTCTTGACAATACCTAGACAGAAAAATGTTTTGCCAGTGGAGGACTCGCCAGCAATAGCAGTAATTTTATTAGATGGAACACCACCAAAGATACTACCCGAAACTAGAGCATTAAAAATATAAGATCCAGTGTGCACATAGGAAGTAGTATCACCTGCAGAAACTCCGTCAGATACGATACTTGCATATTCATTGCCAATCTCTTTGGCAATATCATTTAGAAAACTCATAGGAAAAACGATTCAAGTGTTGCAATTTTTTCTGCCTTCCACCCAATAACATCGAGAATGATCTTGAGTGGTTCAAGGAAACTCTTGTCAAATTGTAGGTCATGATCAATGTACTTGTCAAGTCCCAGTTCACTAGGAAACTCCTGAATGAACGAGATGACATTCTCATTGATTTTGTTTGGCACTTTCAAGTAAATGAACTTGATCTTTTCACCATCTTGGATCAGTGGATACTTGCGATCAAGTTTATTCTTCTTGACATGATAGTTATAGAGGATTGCACCACGAGCATGGATGGGAGTTCCCTTCCGATAAAGTGATGCAGAGTCTTTGAATTTAGTTAGGTTGTTACATGATCTAGGGAAAGCAATTTGATCTGGAGGGAGAGTCTTGAATGTCTCACGAAAATCAGTGATAAACTTTTGAGTTTGTTCTTCACTTCCAGTCATGATGACCTTGAGTGCATCTTTAATTTTAGTTCGACATGGGGCAGGTGTAGATGATTTGACTGCCTCAATGCCCATCATCTTCAGTTTGGGTTCCTTGTATCGGACACCCTCACTGTCCCAGACGTTCAGAATGTACCGTTTCTTGGCAGTCCAGATACCACGATCAGCAATGTTCTCACGTTTCATGAACATCTTCTGATCGTATGCATTTACATATTGTGCCAGTTCTTTGTAAGAACCTTCAATAAAAGGTTCAAATTCCACCTCACAGATCTTATTAAGGAACCCAACAATTTTTTCATTAGTCGTCTCTCTCCCCGAGAATACACTTTTAACCAGAGGACCCAGATTAAGATAAATGGAATCGGTATCAGAAGCAATGACATAATCAACATCCTCAGTTTTAAGAATTTTATTGAGATAGGTATTCATCTTGTTTTCAATCCAACGGATTGATACCTGTCCAGACAGAGTGATTGCCTCAGCATTTGCCAGGTTGAAGTAACGAAAATACTGATTGCCGATGGCACCATAAGCAGAGTTCAGTTGGATCTTTCGTGCCATCTGAATGTTGTTGTACTTACTGATTGCTTTTACCAGTTTGTCACTTGGATTTTTCTCATACTCCTGCTTTGCTTGGAGCATCAGTTTCTTGTACTGCTTACGTTCATCGTAAATCTTCTGCATCATCTTAGGTAGGAACCCCTGACGATTTGTGTTATAGAATGCACCATTAGCACAAACTGTTTGACCAGAAAGATCAGAGAGATCCAGTTCTTGATTGAGAAGTTTGTCTACTGAGATTGACGAATGCCTATGCGGTAGCAACGTCTCAGGCGAGATGTTGTACTGCATAATGAGGTGAGGGTATAGGGAGTTGAGGTCAAAACTGACAACCCATTCATATAGACCAGGAACAGGTTCTTTAACATACGCACCAGCATATTGAGCATCTTTTGTTGATTGCTTCTTCGGTGGAATGACAATGTTCTTCTCCTTTAGAAAATTGTAAATCATTGTGTCCCACATACGAACCTGTGAGTACACATCCTCAAAATTAACTTTGGCATCATATGCCATAGTCACAGCAAGTTCCACGAGTTTCATCTTGTCCTCCAACTGGTCAACAAGATTCACGTCATGGATGTTGTACTCAACAAACTTTTGCCAGTTCTTTGTATAGAAATCCTTGAAGGTATCATACTCACTGTGATCCAGTTTGTTGGCACCTAGTTCAACTGAAGCAATGTGATCCAGTCGATAAGACTCCTGGTTAGTATAAGTAAACTTCTTATAGAGATCCATGTAATCCAGAATGGACACACCAGCAATTTCATACTGAACATGCTTGCGTCCTGCAATTACAATCTCTCGTGCATTCACCCATCCCCAAGGAGAGAGTCGATTGATCTCCTTCTCATCGAGAATACGTTGACACCGATTACAGATGTAAGGGATGTCATACAGGTTATTGTTCCAACCAGTAACAATGTTTGGGCAATTATCATGCCAATAATTAATAAACCGACGCATCATTTCCTGCTCATTGTCGCAGAAAACATACGTCAGTTCCTTTGCATTCCAATCAAATGGACGTGTACCCCAGGTAATAATTTCTTTGGTGATAAAATCTTTAACCGTGATACACAGAATTTCTTCGGCAGACTCTTCTACTGAAGGGAAACCATTCTCAGATGCCACCTCAATGTCAATAGTCCAGATTCTAAGGGAGTTAAGATCCCAGTCAACATCACCAGGATAATTGTCTGAGATCCACTGATACACATAACGATCATTACCATAAACGTTGAAACCTTCAACGTTCTCATACTTCATAAAGTAATCACGGCAGTCCCTAATTGTGCCAGGTTTAACTGCAGCAACATACTTACCATCAAGTGTTTGATAGTTAGTATCTTTCTTAGAACTTACGAAGAGAGTGGGGTGATACTGATCACGACCACTACGGTGCTCATTGTGAGCAACCTCACGGTAGTAAACATAATCACCCCTCACTGCAACGTTAGTGTACATCAACTCTCCTTCTGTGAATATGCAGCAGCAACTTCTGCTGACGGATCCAGTATAGTAAAGATTGAGTCAGAAGTCAAGAAAACATCACGTTGAGAAGTGTACTTTGGCCACTCCTCCAACTGTCCATCATGGATTGTGTATGCATCTTTAATAAACAGAGATGGTTCTTCATCCATCTCTTCAATCATCCCTACGATATAGGTATCAGGTAAGGACTTCAGGAGTAACACTTTCAACATTTTCTTCTTCACCTCCTTTTGTTAGAGTTTGATATTTGTTAAAAATAATGTCGTATGGTTTGTAGATTGTAACTACCCATTCAATCGGACACATCAGTTTTTCCTCGGATGACATTGGTGCCCAAGGATAAAAGATCACACTGATGTCATCAATCTTCTGTGGTTCTTCAGTAAGAACTTGCAGATCTTTATTTTCTCGACAATCAATGATATATGGTTTGCCGAATAGATATGCTACTGGTTTGTCTGGTTGATCTTTGTGACAAATTTCTTGAATGTCAGCAATGACATCCTCACCGCTTTTTAGTCTTGCGATTCTTACGCTCATAATA